ACACCTGTTACGGTGGAGTCTGGATAAGATTCTGCTAAATAGTTCATATCTTTTTGTAACAGAAAAGATTTAGAACCTGAGTTTGTTATGGATAAACTAAAAGAAGCTAGGTAATCTGTAGGTGTTGCTAAAAATTGATTACCCGATGTCATAGCTCCACTTGCATTTTTACGAAAAAACTCTAGGTCTACTGTAGTAAAAATTCTTTGTTCTGCATTTTTAATAAAACGATCTAAATTAGCTACAAACGTAGTTTCATTATTATCAGTGTAGTTCTGTATAGCATCTTTTAGCTGGGTATATGTATAACTCATGATATGCTCACTGTCACTGTGCCAACACTTGCTGTTGCCTCAAACGAAGTTAATTCTGCACCGAGTATACCTAATCCCACATTTGTATAAACTATAAATTTATTATTATCTTCTTTTACATCTGGTCTAGGTTGGAATAATGCTTCAGCATCAGATCCTGTCTGTGAAGGCTCTAACTGCCTAGCTTTAGGCTCATAACATTCTGGGCAAACTTTAAAATTATTCCATTCCTCACGCAAATCAAGATATGGATATCTAAACCCACATCTATCACAAATACCGTTAGAGTATTTCCCTAATGCATATGCCATCAACCAAATCCATAATAATCTCTACGCGGTACAAGACTTAGATTTGCACGATCTACATCTTCGTATGCTGCCCTAGCAAACTCTTCATCATACATAGCCTTTAGTGTAGGAACACGCTCTGGTGCTTTTTTCATAGCTATATAATAAGCTAATCCTGCTGCTAGGCATGGATAAAATCTAAACGGTACATCAAGAGTATTTACAGAAGCATCCGCATCTTCTATGCGTGTCAAACGATCATATACGAGTGTGTATGTTTGATCAGGTGTAGGCCAGACTTTTATTTGTGGTACAATTTGTCTGTCAACATACCATTGAGAAGGCTGCGCTTCAGTATTTTTACTTGGTATATTTATATACACATCTCTACTTATTCTAGTAATTTGTGTATCTGACTGACTTGTGCCTGTGCCAGTTCTTATCACTGCACTTAATACATCAACAGTATCTGTAGGCAAGGTATAAACAGCAGTGCTTGCAGATAGAGTTAAAGTGCTTTGATCTATAGTCCACCTATTTAATCCTCTGTTTGCCCAATCAGCAAACATAAGATTTAAAGATCTACGAGCAGTACGCACATCATAACCAGTGCGGACTTCTAGGCCACAGCGTTCAAAAGCCTCCTCAATGTAATCATTTACATCAAGCTCAAAATCTGTTGACCCAGAAGTTGCCATTAGCTATACGGACCTGCAATGCGTTTTGGATTAGCGTTCTTTTTACGAGAACTACCTTTTGCCAAGCCGCCTACAGACATTTTCATTGGCTTTTTGACCATACCGCCTTTAGCCATTTTCTTCATGTCTTTTTTGACCATGCCGCCTTTAGCCATTTTTGTCTTTTTGACCATGCCGCCTTTAGCCATTTTTGTCTTTTTTACTGCGCCGCCTTTTGCGTACATTTTTTTCTTCATTTTCTTTGCCATCTTTTTCATCCTCTTCTGCATAAAGATTATCAAAGATCCGATTTACGTCCATTGTATAGTCTAAATCAGACTTTGAATAGTGAATGTGTTGTGACGGTTTAAACTTAGGAGCACCCTCACCAGTGACATACCAAGCTGGATGTGTCACCCTTACACGATTGTTTGGCAAAGCCACTATATTACCTGTCCATTTACCAGCATCTAGTAACTCTAACACATGGCTTTGTTTGTGTTGAGCTGGATCATCTGCTACCTCACTATCTGTATAATCTACAGTAAAATAGTATTTTGCTGGATAAAATTCTCCATCAATTTTTGCAATCCACGGACATGGTTGTGCTCTGTTTAAACTGTACACAGCATGTGTATGAGACATACAATCCCAAGGTTGTGCTTGGTATACATCCATCGGCTCAGGCCAGCCCTCAAAAGCTGTATCACCGACTAAAGCTGTTATTGGCATCCTTGCCCACATAGCCCCACCATGAACGTTTTCTTCACCAGTTAGATCGCTTTCACAACCTGTGAATAAAACTTGGAAACTCAAGCATCTATTTGGCATAGTCGTTACGGCTATTGCCATTGCATGAAGGAACTCTCCATGGAAGTCATCGTGGTTGCAAGTATACTCCCTCCTTACCCAACATTTAAAGTAAGGGACGTTACTTGTTAAAAAACTCATTTTTTCTTTTTAGCCTCCTTTTTGGGCTTTTTACCTTTGCCAAAAATATGCGCGTCTACCTTGGCTGCTTTGCCACCAGTCAAGACACTGTTTACCCTAGCCATTGCCCACTGACTAGGTGTTGCTCCAGGACGATGTCCTGTTCTGTATGCTGCTAGACCTTTATTGTAGACTCTTGCGAGTTGTCCAGCTGTAACTTTTTTACCTTTTTTACGAGCCGCTTCAGCTTTTTTTGCGAGCGACTTTTTTGTTCCCGCGCTTAGTGCCATTAGATTTTCCTTTTGTTTTAGCCGCAGTAATGATATCCGCACGAGTAATCTTGTTTCGTGGCGGTGCAAAAGCCGCTAACTTTTTTTGCCTTGCAGATAATTTTTTTGCCATAACTATTTCTTTTTACCTCCAAACATCTTACGGAATTTTTTGGTATGTACGGATTCTTTTGTTTTCCTTCTAACTCCCGACTTATTAGTATCACTTGGGAAAACATAAGCTGAAGGATCCTTTGATGATTTACGAGCATTACGTTGTATTTCTTTACGACGTTTAGCTTTATCTTCTGAACTTAATCCGGCTAAGTATTTAGCTGGTATTTTACGTTTTTTCTTTTTCTTACGACTGGCAGGGGCTTTTTTAATTTGTTTCGCCATATTGCCGCGCATCATTGCCATTACATCAACCTCGGCACAGCCGCAGCCGCTATGATCAGCACTGCTATACCCCATAATCTCATATCTAATTTATCAAGTTGTTTTTGTATTTGAGCATATCGCTCCGTGCAATCTGCTTCATGTTTTTCCAACAACTTTAAAACATCATCTGCTTTCATTACCAAGCCTTACATGACCAGTACCGCGCACTAAATTTATCTTTAGCACTATCACAATTATGTCTAGCCCTGAAAGATTTACGTCTTGCTGGTTGATCTTTTTTAATACTCATATTAGGATCACCAAAACGCACTAATTTTATTTGGTCACCTTTTTTAGCTAAAACCGCAGATTTTTTCTTAGCTCCTGGAGTACGTTTGGGTTTATTATATCCAGGGAAAGTTTCCCCCCGATAAGTTAACTTACCGGAGGGTGTGCGTTTAACATCTTTGGTGGTAGCCATTATGCGTATTCCTTACGGACTTGTAGTATAATAGTGTAACTATCCGCAGAGCTATGACCAACAGTTGTGAACATAATATCACCTGTTTTGCCACCCCCAGCATTGTTAGCTATCCCACCAAAAGAACTATAGTCGTGATATCCGCTTTGGTTTTCGCCTAATTCAATAGCAATAACATCTGATGAAGCATCAAAAAGTATTTGTACTTTCATGCCATTGCACTGCCACCAGATTTTTTCTATTGAGCATCCCGTACACGTTTGTTTATTACCACTGGTAGATAATGCACTTACGTCTACTTTTTTTACGGCACTCTCTCCAGAGCCGTCAGAGATGTTAGTAAACTTTAATACGGCGGTGCGTTCACCATCTATTAAAGTTTGTGAAGTGACTGCATCAGCCATAACATTCTCCTATTAGTAAACTGAGTATTCAAGCTCCACAGTAAATCTGCCAGCCGTAATATCAGCATTTACAGTAGTTGTGGCTCTTGCGTACAGATGCACATTTGCAACAGCAGCCGTGATGTTAGGCACGAAGATATGGTAATTGCCAGCAGTATCATTGAAATTTACATCAATCTCTGTAATAGACTGAGTAGCACTCAATTGCTCATTGAAAGAGGTAACACCAGCACCAACAATTTCTGTGCCTGAAACAGCAGCATTTGTAGCTGTCCCGCTAGTTGAACTTAGAGCAAGATTACCAGCCAATGTTTGACCAGCAGCCGTAGTGATCCCAATCAACGCACGATGTATGAAAATTTTGCTAGGTGTTACTAAATCATCTGGCGCATCTACATTAAGTGTGCCTAACTCTACAAGACAATCACCATCTGCGTATGCTGTTGCAGCAGCGTTAGTAGAAGCAAGAGTGCCAGCAAAAGACTGTATTTTGCGAGTACCCATAGAAATAAGTTGACCCGTTGAATTCACAGAAAAACCAGTTTCTGTAATTGCACCAGTGGTTGAACTTTCATTAATTACATTAAAACCGCCCTTGGAACGGACGGGTCCGGCGAAGGTAGTTGTAGCCATTTTGATCTCCTGTCTTGGCTAATGTCAGCTACCCAATGTAGCTGTCAGGATGGAAAAACTATAAACAAAAAAAGGGCGGCTCGCAAGCCGCCCTTTGGAATATTTTGTATTAAGCTCCAGGAGAGCCAAACACACAACGTGGGTCAGATACGCCGAAGCTATAACGCTCACGAGCTTTATACCGCACGTTACCTGTGTCAAAATCGCCTTCCATAGCAGTTTGCATCGGTGTACGAACAAAATGCTTAAAGCCGTTTGGTGCATCCGTTTTAATGAAGAATGCGTCTGTATCGGTTAGGAAGTGATTAACCACATAACCTTCAGGCAACATACCCATATTACGGACTGCGTTGATATCATTATCTGCTGTTCCTACGCGCAGATTAGAAGCCATCAACCGCTCTGCCACAAACTGCAATGCTGGTGGGATAATCATCTTCATACCACGAAGCGCAATTTTTAAACCACGCTCGTCAATGAAAGCTGAAATATCAATCAGCGATTGCTCAAGTGACGTTTCATTCAAATCAGCCGCAGTTGACAATTCATTACGGAAGTTGCCACCAGCAGTAGTTGGATGATCTGTTGCACACAATTCTTTACCATCACCAAGTGTAAAGCTGCTGTCAAAAGCATTATTCAGCGTAGCTGCTGCTTTGACTTGCTTTGTATTAGCCATGGAACGAGCTAATGCACGAGTGTAACGAGAGCTGAGCTTGTCGTAAAGGTTATCCTCAACAGCTTCCTCAGTAATCGAAAACGCAAGTGCGATTGTCTCATGTGTGTAACGAGCAGTAAATGCTTCATTAGCCATATCAAATGATACCGCAGCACCTTCTTGTTTGATGGGTGCAGCACCAAAGCCAGCGAGCATTACCTCTTCTTCGAACGCACGATCTGAATTTTCTGATTCGTAAATTTCAGCATGTTCATTTTCGTAACGGTCGTACTCCATACCAAACAGAGCGTTTAGTCCAGGCTCTAGTTCTTTAAGGAGTTGGGATCTTGCAATAGCCATATCTAATTACTCCTTATAGACCAGTGGTTGCAGTATGGAATGGGAGGTTCAATTTAACAAGTAGAGTAACACCAGCAGATGCTACATCAATCTCATCAAAAGGATCCTTAATTCCCACGATACGGAAGTTATCCGTTGCTGTAGTTGCACCAGCAGTTGCCACAGAAACTTCACCGATAGAAATACCAGTTGAACCATTCTGTGAACCAAAGTTGACACCCTCTGCATTGGAGTGAATCAACGCTGTTGCTGTAGCAATATCAGTCAAGGAAGCATCAGCTTTGACTTCATAAACTTGGTGAGGGTTATCGTAAACGAATACTCTCGCCTCGCTATTTGACTTCAAAGAAGAAGTTCCCGGATAGTTATTAGTGAAAACAGTTTCACCATCAGTGTTAACAAACTGACATCCAGCCATAACGCCTAGGATAGCAACACTACCACCATCTGCCGCACTTACATCTACAAGTCCATTAGTAAGAGGAATCACCATATCGC